CGGGTCTTTAGCGTACTTCCTGAAAGATTCAGGGTAAACCATTCGCTTAAGAATTTCTTCCTCTGGGAGGTCAGGTAGTCCATTGTCCCAATCACGACCAAGATAGTGGATGGTTTCGTCGTAATGATATCTCCTTGACTTCTCCGATCCATGTAATTTAACGCCAAATTGCTCATTCGCATATGCTGCGATCTTATCGAGACTGATAGTCCTATTAGACCATATTAGAAGATCATCTCCGAGAACGAAGATTTCACGTCTTGACACATGCATCTGGAATTTTGCACTGATCGTCCCACCGATTATGACATTGACGATTGAGTCAATCAGCTGAGTAAAGTACGACCCACTAGGTACGCCGTGATCTTTACCGTAATAAACGTTACCATCTGGCATGATAATAGGCGTGTACACAAAGTACTTTTCGATAACATTAAATAGCATATCGACAGTCACGCCCGTGACTGGTTCTACCTCGCTCAGATCAAACCATGTTTTTAGGATATCAAAGGCGATGTAGATGAGTGATGCACTAATTGTGGCGTCGAACTGTGACATATCCAACGAATAGGCCCACTCCTTGTGGTAACTCGCAACCCGCAATTTTGTTCCAAGTGCACCTGCAGGCATGGCGAAAGCCATGGGCGAGCACCCACCCTTAAACTTTTCGATCAGAGGCTTAGCTACCAGCCCTTCAACAACCGTCATCGAGTAGGGATAACCCCACACTAATCTAGTTTTCCCGTTGAATTGCGTGCGCTTAAATGCCAAGCATGGTTCGGGCTTCTTTTCTAACCGAATCGTTTGTATACCACGCTCAAGAGCTCGTGTCTGTGACTCAGCCTTTGTACAACCAAAATTGGTAACACCGGGAGAGCCAGATGGATTTGAGGTAACAGCCACAATAGTCTGTGGTGTCATCGGCATGACATGAAGTTTCTCATCCATTGACTTACAAGCAAAACACTTATACGCTAGAGCGACTCCCGCTGTGAACTCGTCACCAGGCTTGGGCTTCGGGATTTTACCGGGCGCATAGTGTGACAGTGCTTCAAAAAGTTTTTCGACCTTATAAATGGAGCGGGGTGCTTCCTCGGCCGATAATCCTTGAGCTAAAAGCACGTCCTTAACGTAAGGATCGATCAGCACAGAATCGTCATCCTGACTGAATCTTTTAAAGTAAGGCGCTAATCTCTTAGACCTATACCTATTCCTACGAAATAGCTCGAGATCCTTCTGGTATTGTTCCAAGATCATCGTTTCCCCTTTCCGACTTACGTCTAATCTCCAACTCAACAGCCACGTTGAGCCAGTCTGGGCTACCCTTTGTCTTTACATCTCTCAGGCTCACGATGGGTTAGGTTAACGCTACCTCTTTTCCTTGATTGCGGTTGATTACGTCCA